TATTCTACTGATGTTAGTAAAATGACATTAAAAGAATTAAAAGAATATAAGAAATAAAACAACGTAAAGTTTATATAGTAAAAAGCACTTTGGACACGGGTTCGACTCCCGTCACTTCCACCATAAACACTTTATAGTCAACATGATATCAGTATAGATCTGATGTGTGGGTATGCAACTTAGCGGTAAAATACCAATCAAAATCACCATAATGACGTAATGGGTAAAGTGTTTATGATGGGGGTGTCATGGTTTCGACAAGGGTTAAAATAGGTATAAATCGTTCGGCAATGTGAAAGCTGTGATATTAAAGAAGCAAACTTTTAAACTAATCGCAAATGATGAAGTTTATGGTGAAGTAGCGTTAGTAGCGTAATCTTGACCTGATGTTTCCGAAAGGGTGTACATTATAACCAAAACACCCTATTATAAGGTTGTGTCGCATAGTGGCAATTGCAGGAGACTGTAAATCTCCCGATACCGAAAGGATCTACGGTGGTTCGAGTCCACCCACAACCACCAAATTTAGATTAATGTACAAAAAATCAAAATATTATAGGTACATTAATAAGGAACGTAAAGAAATAAGGAACAAAAAGGTTGTACATTATTAACCAAAATGATATAATAATATACAAAGAATAGTTAAGTTTTACCAATATTTTTACCTCTATATGTATCTGTTTGAGCATGGCAATTTGGACATAATAATCTTAAATTTGATAGATCGTTATCATCATTTATTCCACTAATATGATCTAATTCAAGTGGAATTGGTTTATTCATCCATTCAGTGTTTTTGCAAGATGAACAAATTGGTTGAAATATATTTTCTCTTAACAATCTTAATCTCAATTTATGAGAAGTTATGAAACATTTATTTGAAAGGTAGTCAGATAATGGTCGTTGTCTTTTTGGAAATGTTCGTCCTTTATTGCTATGTTGTCCAGTAAAATGTGAGATATCTAAATTGAAATATTTGAGTGCTTTTCTAAGGGTGTCATAATTACCACCATAGGGAGAAACATTCAAAGTTAATAATACTTGTCTCATAGAGACATTATTTTTGACAGCAAAAGTAAGTTGTTCGGATGTGTATTTGTGTAATTTCATGATATATATCCATTTTGGTATAGTGTTATTTCATAAGTATTTATGCTATACTGTTTATAGAATAAAAGCGAACGTGGTGGAATTGGTATGCACATGGGCTTTAAGCGTCCACGCCTTCGGGATTGAGGGTTCGACTCCCTCCGTTCGCACCAAACAATAGGGATGTAATATATAATAACGATCATTCAATTCTAGGAAAGGATGGTTGAAATTATAAACATTGGGTTACACTGTGAGAGGATGATAAATCTCGAAAATTTATTTAATCGTTAAAATAGTGTTATTGATTATTGTATTAGTTTTCGAGAATTGATACAATAATAGAGGTTCGATTCCTTACAACCCTACCAAATTGAAGGGTAGTTTAAAGTGAGTACGAAACGGATGAAATCAGATACAGTCAACATATGATAAGGCTGTTGAGAAAGTAAATCCAAAGTAGTCAAGAATGATGCCAGCGTGGGTATTGATTGAGGTGTAGCGTCCTTGTCCTTCTACCAAACTTGGATAATAGCATAAGAATGAGTAATGCGGTTTTAGCTTAATCGAGATATATTTATCGTAATAATCATGAGTATTATTGTAAATATTGTTAAAACAGATCGGGGGTTCGATTCCTTCTATTCATTTCAAATTAAGGTGTATTATGGAAAACGATCTTTTAAAGATAGACGATGAAGTAATTTTTAATGTAAAGAAGAACAAAATGAGTATTGATTTAAAAGATGGAATGATAGGAAAAGCAATATCTGTTATTTTATCATGTGAAACGTATTTACAATTTTTAGTAGCATATGAATATATAAAACTATTATATATAAATTACAATTTAACTTATGATCAATGGGATTGGTTATATAAGATATATTGTGAACATTATGCTAAAAAAGTAGGAAAGTAAAAAAGTAAAAATATTGGTCATGTTAAAATTGACGGTAAAGGGTGTTGGTATATTCGCCTATGGGTGGAATGGATAAAAACAGTAACCAACTTAAATTAACGGTGTTAGCCTACCAATAATGTAAGTGAAGTGTAAGGGTTAGCACCAAAGTTTGTGGCACTTTGAGATAAGGTTCGAGTCCTTACATTTACACCAAATTTGGGGTTGCTGTCTGGAACAGGCTTGGCATTTGCAATGCTGATGAAAGGGTTCGAGTCCCTTCTACTCCACCAAGTTTTAAATAATGTCAGCAAACTATCATATGCTGATTTGGAGAGATATTAAGTTCGTCTTTGGGAAAAGAAACGGTAATTTGTGGCGTATGATCGTCACCTTGGAAACCAACATTATTTAAATTTAATTAAGGAAATATTATGGATATTGGTATAAGATTTGAAATATGGTTATCAAATTGGGTAGATCTTATTTGTGCGGTAATTACTATTATCACGTTTACTTTTTGGGTTCCAAGTTGGTATTTGAAGATCAGATGTTATTTTGCTAAAAAACGATTTAAAAGGAAAATACAAAATGAGAATTGAAAAATGGTCAATGGTATTAAACGGTATAGATGATCCATATTTAGCACCAGAATTAATAAAATCTTCATTAATGGGTGATGTGTATGATCATCCAACACGTAAAGATGGTAGTGGTATAATCACATCATCAATTGAAGAAATTAAAAACGGGATTGTTTATACCCGATCAGGCTCAGAATATGAACTCGGTGAAGTTCATCCGGCATATTTGGCTGAGTATCCAAATGCTTTAAATATATTAAACGAATAAATTGATGGGGATTGGTATAATTGGTAACACATCACACTTTGAATGTGAAGTCATAGGTTCAAATCCTGTATCCCCTGCCAAATGTTGAGGACTAACATTAAAGTCTGATCTCTGTTTGAGGGTGTCTTGAGAATAAGTAAGAAACCTACTGAAATTTATGTAAATGTCCGATGTTGTATAGCAACGTTAAAAAGTAGAATGAAATTTAAAGTAGGGTCGATATTTGGGGATGTAGCTCAGTTGGATTAGAGCATCCGACTTTTAATCGGATGGCCGTGGGTTCGAGTCCCACCATCCCCACCAAATTTAGTTAATATAAATTAAATGATCTGTTAATCAAGTATGGAAAGTTTAATTGATTGTGTGGCAAGGATTATAATCTTGATATATTATAATCAACGTTAGTTATAAGCGGAGAACTGCGTCAATATATAACATAAGTGTTTAGCGATACTTATATCAATATTAACTATTGTTTATTGGGTAACACAATGGGAGAAAGTCCATTGATATGCCCGATAAACATCTAATTAAATAGGAAAATTATGGAAGATCTTAAACGTGAAAATATATATTTAACAATTAAATATTCTGATGTTGAAAAATATCTTAGTGATAAGGAAAAAGGTGAACTTTCAAGTATTAGTAGTCATATTCATGCATGTAGAATAAATGACAAAAAACAGGGATTGAAAGGTGTTGTTATTGAATCACATTATCCTGAATATGAAAGAGTATTGAATATGATTGAAGAACGTGTAACCAAAACATATAAACCCGAATACAATCATAGAACATGGGCTGAACTTAAAATTGATTGTTATGATGGTGAGAAACAGGACAAGCATAGGAAATATTGGGAAGCTCAAACGGATGGTGATATGCAAAGTGAAGTTCTTGATAATATTGATTTTCCATCCAATTTATATCCTGCTGGAACTAAAATAACAGTTGAAATTCCAAGTTGTCCGGAATGTTATGAAGATTCTGATCTGTGTTCATGTGGTTTTGATTGGCATGGTTGGGTTGAAGATAATTATTCTTAATAAGTTACAGAAGGTTGGCCGAGTGGTTAAGGCAACGGTTTGCTAAATCGTGAACGTTAATAGCGTTCCGTGAGTTCGAGTCTCACACCTTCTACCATACCCCATCTAAGGGAATTTAGCAATGGGATTACGAATCTTGTTTGGATAGTTCAACTCTATCATGGGGTAAGAATAAGAATATGAATTGTTTAAAGTTCGTATTTATAAATATATCTATAATTAAAAGGTATATTTAAAATGAAAATTTGTACTTGCTGTAAAATGATACTAAATTAAAATGTGAAAAATGCTCTGAAAATCATCCAGCAACGTTAGATTTTCATCATCGAGATCCATCAAAAAAAGAAAATGATGTATCAAATTTAGTATCATTTTGCAACAAGGATAAAATTTTAGAAGAAATAAATAAATGTGTTGTTTTGTGTGCCAATTGTCATAGAAAAGAACATTATAATAATTTGTAAGTGTGGTGAAATTGGTAGACACGGCTGGTTCAAAACCAGTTTCCCTGAAAGGGGATTGTGGGTTCGATTCCCTCCATTTACACAAATTTAAGAGGATGTGGAGAAATTGGCAGATTCGGGTGGTTTAGAACCATCTGCCTGTAATGGGCATGAGGGTTCGACCCCCTCCATCCTTACCAAATATATCCCATGATGGGTATATAATATAATGATGTTTAATGTTATAGTATATTAAATAGGAGTTTTAATAATGTCCCATGAATTTACAATTTATCAAGATATTTTAGATGTTAAAGAATATGACAAACAGGGTAAATATATTGATTGTGGTGATATTCCAATAGCACGATATAATGAAAATACTAAGAATTTTGAACATGTTGTTAATAATCGTGGATATGGGTATGCTTCACGCAGAAATTTAAAATTTAGAAAAACTAAACAGGAATTAATCAATGGCTAAGTATATACCGGAGCAACATTTTAAAGGTATTCGAGTAGATGAATATAATCAAGGATGTCCATTAGCATTTATTACACCATATGGTGTAGATGCACCAGCTAAAAAACGTATTGAAACGGTTAAAGATTGGTCAAGTGGTGAGAAATTTACTGAAATTATTGATAATAATCCTTTAACTGGATTTAAAATTTCAAAAGAAGTAAGACGGTGGTCAACATCAAATGTTGTTTGGCGCATTGAAGATCCAAGGGGATTTGAATTAGAAATTTCTTCCGGTAATATGGCTTATTTGATATCAGAATGTGTATTCAATAAAGGTGTTATTGAAGATGAATTGATTTGGTGTAGGGATGGTTCACAAAATTTTTTACTTCCAACAAATTCAGATGAATATTCAGATTATAATTTACTTACACAATGTATTAAGTCTGGATTAAAATTAAAAGATATTAATATTGGTGATATTATACAATTAACTTCCGGTGAATCAGGAAAATATCTTGGTGTTTATAATTTAGTTGGTAAGGATGATAGTTATTATAATAACTTTTTGAACAATAAACGCAGATATATTTTATTAACAAAAGATGGGGATTATGTACTTAAATCAGCATTAAAAGATATTCAGTTAATTGAACATGGTGTTGAAGAAGATAATAAAAATTGGGAAAATGATATAAATATACCCAATACATACATTTCAAAAAAAAAGCAAAATGTAGAAAAAATATTAAACACATACCGGATTGTAGATGATAATTCAAAACTTGATGATGGTGATATTTTTGAATATCAATCAGATTATTATCATTATATGAAACATTCTTATTATGTGTTTAGATGTATTGTTTTAAATGTTTCTAATAATCATTATGAAAATAGCTATGTTGATTATTATCAAAAAACTGGAATGACAGAAAAATTACAACAGGCATTATTTAAAAATAATGTTCAGAAGAAAAAAATATATGTTGTCATTGATGATAAAGAATTTGAATTAAGAATATAATATATCTCTTTTGGGATATAGACAATATTAGCAAATGCTGATATGATAATGTATAATTATAAATACATATAAACTTAACTCAAAGGAAACAAAATGAAAACAGTAAAACAATCAAATCCATTTGTATTAAAAATGGCAAAGAAAATAATGAAAGTTTGGTTAGCAGGAATATTTTTTGTACTTGCATCAACCGCATCAATGGCTGATAATAATGATCCAAATGATACATGTGGATTGCAAGATTTGACACAATATCAGCAATATTACATGGATGGTCAAGGATATATTCAACAATTTCCACAAGAAGTTCCGGTACAACGTTATGAACCGTGGACATATCTTGATGAAAATGGTTATGATTATACAATATTAATCAAACTTAAATAACGTTAAATAAGAATGGGATCAAATGCCTAGCCTACTCAATGGGGTAGTGATGCACAAACTTAGACTTGAATTAACAAGTATCGCTGTAAAGACGTTTGCAGAATGATCCACCAAATTAGGAATGAAATGATAGATTATCACAATCCGGATTCATGCAATAAATGTAAAGGATATAACGAATTTACAAAGGAAGTCTATATTAATGGATTTATTGGTGAAGCTAAAACAAAATGTTCTGTATGTGGATTTGAAGATTATTGGGCTTATGGATTTTTTGAAAGTGGTAGTGAAATGAAAAGTAATTGTGAAACATATAATTTTAAATAATAATTAAGGTAAATATATAATGTTAGAACTTTTAGAAAAAAATAAACCAGTTAGAATTCCAGCCGTAAAACAAGGAAATATTATTTCTTTTGTTTATGAGGGTGCTACACACAATGGATTATTTTACAAAGAAACTAGTGAAGGATGTTTACAATTAGTTTCATTAAATCATGAATGTGGTGTGTGGTCAAATATTGATGTTTGGTGGCATACTGAAAAAAATCTATTTGAAGATATTGAAGTTCTTGGTGCAGGAACAGTTTTAGTTGTAACTTAAAAATGGTTTATGATACTTTTGATGCTTGGCAAATATATCAGGCATGTAAATTGCATTATAATACCACATATGATATGGCTAAATACGGATACAATATTAAAGCTACAAGTTGGGGAAATTTCCAAAAGGTTAGTAATAAAAGAATTTTTACCACTTTGGCAAAACGGTATAAAGATCAGTATCCGGATTATATAAAATTTTCATTATATGGTCATGATGTAAATTGGGTTGGCGATCTTCAAGATGATGATATTGTTGATGAATTTTGGGAACATCAAAAGTATATCCAAAATTCATCATATTACTTTGATAAAGACATGGATGGTATTTTTCAAGTAATATATAATAATCAAATTGAGTTCAAGGATGTCTTTATCAACACGGATGTTGAAGCGTTGCCAATTATTGAAAGATTATATATTCAAAAGTTAATTTCTATTGAAACATTATTAATACTACATAGATTAATTAAATGGATGGATAAAGTTGAATGTGATAATCCAATATGGGAATCATCGAAACAAAGGAAATTAAAATTAAATCCATTTATAAGCATTGAACATAATGGAAAAGTTAAAGACATATTTTTTAAATATATAAAAAGGTAATTATTATGAGTTATGAATATCAAGGTGTTCCAATAAACATTATAAATTTTTATGGTGGTTGTGATGCAAAAATATCTGGCCCACCAGAAGATTGTTATCCTGCCGAGGATGCCGAAATTGAATGGAAATGGGATACAGGTGATGATGCTATTAATAAATTATTAAATAATTTAATAGCTGATAATGGTAAATATTATGCAATTATTGATCAAAATTTATTTGATCAAGTAATTGAAAATGCTCAGGATGAAAAAGATGAACGAGCAATATCAGAGTATGAAGATCGAAAGTATGAACAATTATGAGTAAATGGATATTAATAAGTACATCAACATATTATTTACATTCTAAGATTCCAAAGAATTTAACGGTTGATTGGAATACAGTAATTGTAAAAGATTTTCAGAAAAATGAAAGGATTATACCCATATAATTCAATAGGAAAAAATATGGGTAAAATTAAATTAACAATTAAAAATATCAAACGATAATGTATTGATATAAACTAGAAGGAAAGGAAAAGAAAATGAAAACACATGTTAATGTTGGTACTATTGGTCACGTTGATCACGGAAAAACTACACTTACTTCTGCTATTAGCAAATTTTCATCTGCTAAATTTGGTGGAGAAGCATTAGATTTTGATAAGATTGATAATGCTAAAGAAGAAAAAGAACGTGGTATCACAATTAATACTTCACATATTGAATACGAAAGTGAAACCCGTCATTATGCACACATTGATTGCCCAGGACACGCTGATTATGTTAAGAATATGATCACGGGTACTGCTCAAATGGATGGTGCTATTTTGTTAGTATCTGGTACTGATGGAGCACAAAAACAAACAATTGAACACATTCTATTAGCAAAACAAGTTAATGTTGGTAATATTGTTGTATTCGTTAATAAAATGGATATGTTGGATGATGATGAACGTGCTGAAATGGGTGAACTTGTTCAAATGGAAATTGAAGAACAGTTAGAATCACAAGGTTATGAAAATGTAACATTTGTATTCGGTTCTGCATTAAAAGCTATGGAAGCAATGGATCGTGGTGAAATTGACAGTAAAGATGTTAAATGTATCGCTGAATTAATGGATGCATTAGATACTGCTATTCCTGATCCGGTTCGTGATTTTGATTCACCTTTCATGATGCCTATTGAAGATGTGTTTTCGATTGAAGGTCGTGGTACTGTTGTAACTGGTAAAGTTGAACGTGGTGTATTAAAAGTTGGTGATAAGGTTGAACTAATTGGATTAAAGTCTGATGATCGTGAAATCGTTGTTACAGGTACACAAGCGTTCCGTAAAGATGTTCCGGAAGCAAGAGCAGGAATGAATGTTGGTATTTTACTACGTGGAATAAAACGTAATGAAGTTGAACGTGGACAAGTTATGGCTATTCCAAATTCAATTAAATCTTACACTAAGGGTAAAGCACACATCTTCATTTTATCAAAAGATGAAGGTGGTAGACATACTCCATTAGTATCTGGTTATCAACCTCAATTTTTCTTCGGTACTACTGATGTTACAGGTAAAATCGAAATTTTAAATGATGTTGGTTCTGCAAATCCTGGAGATCAATGTGATATTTCTTTTGAATTATTCAAAGCAATTGGAATGGAAGTTGGTGTACGTTTTGCTATTCGTGAAGGTGGTAAGACTGTTGGAGCAGGAATTGTTTCAGAAATAAGTGAATAAATAGCTTGACACACATTATAATATAATGTTATAATGTGTGTTAAGATGTTAAAAAATGGATTGACTCAATAACAACGGATTGTCATTTCAGTGTACTAAAAATCAAACAACTAATCATGGGAGGTGCAAAGGATGAATTTTATCCGTGATATTACAGTTGTATAAATAGTAGTGTATCTTAAAAATACTAAACTAAACTAAAAAAAAACTAAAAATATTAAATAAACTAAAAAGGAATTTAAAAACAATGGCTAACTTTAAAAGCATATTGAAGCGTAAAAAAGGTAATACGGACGCTCTAAAAAAACGTATAGAATCTCAGAAAAAATCCAAATATGATGATGATCGTAAATGGCAATATGAACTTGATAAGAAAGGAATGGCAAGTGCTGTTTTAAGATTCTTACCAGCAAGTTCAAAAGACATTGATTATGAAATCGCAAAAGATGAAAATCTTGATCAAGATGAAATCCCCTTCTGGACTTCCAAATTTGAACACCAATTTAAACAAAATGGTAAATGGTTTAATTCCGTTTGTCCAACTACTTTTGGTGATGAATGTCCTGTATGTACTTATAATTCAGATGCCATTGCGGATACTGGATTAGAATTTACAGAACTTCCTGATAGTTCAGCGGTTAAGCAAGGCGTTCGTAATCGTTCAAGAAAGTTGAAATACTTTGCCAATGTTTTAATCGTAAAAGATCCTAAAAATCCTCACAATGAAGGTAAAGTTTTTGTACTTGAATACCCTAAAACTATTCAAGGTTATATTGAAGCTAAACTATTCCCTGAATTTGATGATGATGAATCAAGTGATGTTTCAGACTTATTCACTGGTTGTAATTTTAAACTAAAAGTTTACAAAAATAAAGCCAAAGAAGTTAAGTATGATCGTTGTGAATGGGATGTACCAAGTGCTATTTCAGAAGATGAAGCTGAACTTGAAAAAATTTGGTCAAGTGAATTTTGTTTAAATGATTTCACTGGTGATAGTGTTAAGCCTGATCCTGCTGAAATGGAAAAACAATTAAATCGTGTTTTAGGTCAAGGTAAAGCTGATAAAGCTGTTAAGGAAGCAAAGAAAGATCAAGAAAAAGAAGATCTTCCTGCTACGCCTGATGCTGAACCTGCTCCCGATGGTGATTCCGATGATGATGATTTTATGAATTCATTACTTGAATAATCAGTAAACCAACAAGAAACCCCATAATAAGTATATTATTGTGGGGTTTCTTTATTTTAAAAAAGACTAAATATATCATGTATAAGAATTATAGTAAATGTAGAATAACAAAAATGCGACCTTGGAAAGATGGTGAAGATATGAGTAAAATTTATATATCGACCTCAATAATTCCGGAAAAAGGTGGCATGATTACTAACCATGACGGTAAAGATCGAGAATATGTAACACCAGAATATTTTAAAGAATTTTATATGGAGGTTTAATATTATGGCAAAAATCCAAACTGTTGATCTAGATGTGTGGTATAGAATACATCAAGCATTAATAGAATCAAAACAAAATTCCATTGAACTAATGAATGATCATATTAGTGATTATGGTATGGAAAGTAAAAAAAATAAATTTATTGCAGATATGTACGAAAAAGAAATTAGAGAATTATCTGCTTTATTAAGATATACATCTGAACATAATGGTGTACCATTTTAATCAAAAGGAAAATCAATGAATGAACATACAGAACTATATTGGTACAATTATTGTTTTCGTGAAGGTGATGCAATAAAAACAACATATATGGGTTATGAAGTAAAAGATAAAATAACAAAAAAATTAATTCAAGAGGCAAAAGAATATGCTAATTGTTTTGCTTGTGATAATACAGCATTAATAAGTATTTCGTATTTAGGATATATGAGTACAAAATATTTTACGGAACAAATATAATGAATGATAATGATAAATTTGTAGATATGACGTGTGGTTGTGGTAGGGATGGTGTTTATGATATGGGTAATGGAAAATATTCATGTAATAAATATATACGTTGTCCAACATATGATGAATTAGAAAATCAATTGAAAGAATGTAGATCTGATTTGAGAATATGTAAAAGTAAATTAAATACACTTGCAGAAGCAAGGAATATTATTAATGAATTGGTTTAAATTTATAATTGGTGCATTAACAGAACCACCAATATTATTTAAATATACCGATGGTACTTATTGGATTGAATGTTCAGAAAAAGAATACCAAAAATACAATGATCGAGAAAATATAATTTTATATAATATGGTGTATCAAAATTCAATTGGTATATGGAAAAAATCTCCAAATCGTGTATTGTTTGCAGGCAGTAATAGATTTAATGATGCTAAAAAATACTTAAAATTGGAAAATTGGGAACCATACCCATAATGGGATATATATCTTTATTATTAATTGTGGGATAATATATTTTTCTACTTTGGAGATATAATTATGACTAAACAAGCTAAAAGACTTTTAGCTATTCATATTTTGGCTAATAATTGGCGTATTCGTAAACGTTTACCGAGACTTACCAAACTTGGAATCAAATTGGGTTTTTTTGACGAACGTAATATTAATTACAGGGATATGTAATGAAAAAATTAATTATTATATTATTAATCATATCAAGTAATTCATTTGGTATGAGTTCGGATGATTTAAGATATGTGGTTAGATGTGTGAATGGTTATGAATATTTATTCTCTTGGGGTGATGATTCTTTTGTTGCATCCGGACCAAAAACAATTGCAGTTGTTCAAATGTTTAAAGATAATGGTGTAAACTTACCACCACAACCAATATCATGTAAAGGTAATAAAAGATGAATGATGAAGAAGTTTTTTATAATAAAGAAGTTCTTTTTGTGGAAAATATGGGATCATTAACTATTGAAGTCGATGGTGATGGTGAAATAGATTTTGATGTTGAAGTTGATTATGGTTATAGTGGTGGTTCGACTGTCGTTACCCATACATTAACCATTGCAGATCTTGAAAATATCATTGAACATGCCAAACATCAAAAAAATGTTTGGCAAGACTATGTGAACAGTAATCGTTAAACCATACCACCGGAAATATAGCGATCAGTAATCCTTTGATTAGATGATTCTGTATTTCTGGCTGATGATGGAATAGGATTTCCAACCTGAGATTTTCCACCATTAGTTGTATTATTGGCAACTTGACTAACAATTATTGGTTGTTTTGAAGTTTCCTTAGTTTTTTGATCAATTTCATTTTTAGTTGAATCAATTTGTGCAGTTAATTCTGTACTTTGTGGTTGTGTTGGAATTAAACCTTCTGTTGAACCAACTCCACTAATTCCAGCAAGTGCCAAAGCATCCCCTTCCTCATTTGAATATCTATTTAATACATTATTTTTAGTATTTTGATTCATATTCAACTTAGATACATAATTACTTCGAGCACCATATAACGCTGATATACGTTGTTCAGAGGTAGCATCTTCCGGTAATCCTTTCAATGATTCAGCAATAATTTTATCATTTCCACGTTTACTATGTTGAACAGATTGTGACCAAAGAGCATTAGCAAGACCCGAATCAATCTCACCTTTCATACCACTTTGTTTTTTATATTCTGTCAATACAGGATCGTAATGAGTTTTTTTAATGAAATCATGTTGATCCATTTTGAATTTTTCAGGTTCTTCTTTTGCTAATTTTTTCCAATTTGCTTTGAATTCTTCGGAATTTATATCCCCACTTAATTGATCTTTAAATTCTGATTGTTCAAGATACTTTTGTAAAGTTCCAGTTTTTGATGCCAATTGATAACTACCATAAGATACACCACCTGGATCTCCCCTTCCACTTGATATAGTTCCTACTCCCCTTCCACCAGTTTCATATTTTTCTGATACACTCCCCAATGATGAATTATTTCTATTATTCTTTTTAGTTTTTTCTCGTTTCCCAATAGCTTTCGATCTATCATCAGATTCTTTATTTTTTTCCATCATAACCATTTCAAGTTTTTCTTTATCCTCTTTACTCCAATCATCATGATTATATAATAAATCCAATTCAAATTTAGATAAAGCTCTTAATTTATCGACATCCTTGATTTTACTATTTCCGAGCCAATTAAAATCGACTGCTCCCGTATCTTCAATTTTATCTTTTAATGTACCCATACCATCATAAGACATTTCATCAATTCTAAGATCCTTATGTTTTTTCTGTTCATCTTCACTTAAATCTTCCGGTTTTGTTGAACCGTTAAAAACGTTATATATATTATTTCCCACTGTATCCCCCGTAACTTCTTCAATTGCCATGTTTATACCTTCCCCGATTAAATATCCAACTGCACCAGCACCAGCAACAGCAAGACCCGCACCCATCATACCCATACCCATTTTACCACCCATCATACCGCCACGTTTTCCACCATTTTGTTTTTGGAATTTTAGTGATTGTTTGGTATGTTTTTCAATCAAGTTTACTTTCTTATAAGTATTACTTAATATTTTAATATTTTTCTTTTGCCATGTTGCTGTTTGTTGATAATAATTTTTTTCCGCTTTTAATGCAGATTTTTGATGTTGCTGAGTTTGAATTTGTTCAGCAACATTTTCTTTTGGTTGATCAACTCCAGTATTATCTTCATCTTTCTTAATGACATTTTGATCTTGTAAAGCACTTTCTTTACTACCAAATTGATCTTTTTGTAATTTTTGTAATTCATCGTGATCTTTTTCTTGTTGCTTTAATTGTTCAGCTTTTTCATCTTCATTATATTGAGCCATTTGCTCTCTATGTGTTTGAGCTTCGAGCATTTTAGCAGTTTCTTTTTTCTGTTCTTTATTTCTTTTATACCAATTTCCAGCCATTTTAATTGCAACTGATGCTAATGGATTATTATCAACTAAACCAAATGCCAATGATTGTATATCAACATACTTATCAAGTGCATCATCCATAGCATCTTTACTGCGTTTTGTCCAACTACTTTGTGCTTTAACTTCCTGATCTAAGAATGATTGTGATTTCAATAATTGTGCTTTAATAAATTCAGATTCTTTTAATTGTGATTTATCAACAGAAGCAAGTAAATTTTTCATTCTTGCTTGTTGTGTTTTTAATTGTCTACGGTTCATGTTTTTAACATTACCGATTAAATCACCAATTTCATCTTTATAGAATTTAGTTATTTCATCATTTTCAAAATTATTTACACTAACGGTATCTTGAATACCTTTACCACCTTTGATATTTTCCTTATTTTCCTCTTGAAGTGTTTCACGCAATTTTTCCTGTATTGCTTTTTCAAAATCTGCCATACGGAAACTAGTATCTAATTCATTATGTTGCAATTTATAAGCAGACGTTATATCTCTTATAGATGCTTGTTGATCTTCTGAACCAAATCTAATTGTCATTGGGTACTTCTCTCTCTATTAAGTTTTTCTAGCAATAATGCTAAATATATTTCTTTTTCATACGGGATCATATTCTCAAAGAGATTGATATCGTATTTAAATGAATCCATTAAGGTGAAATTTGTTCGATACATTTGAAATAGCTCACCCGTACCGAACATTATCCTAAAAAATCATCCAACCCTCTTAGGGTAATTTTTTCTTTATGTCTGCAATCAGGACATTTTAATTCAATAACATGTTCTAATATTGGCATAGTATTAATAAAATCTTCAATCTGATCATAATCAGTTGAATATAAATTTTCAACAAAATCATCTAAATCTTCATCCGTAAATTCTTTTCTTGACCATACACGATTTTCATCAAATACAGATTTTACACAACTATTTCTCAATTTCATTGTACGTTCAACTGAATCTTTGTCGGTAGATATATGTTTGTATGTTCCATATGGTATATCTTGTAATTCCATACCAATTCCACCATCAAATAAAAGTTGGCTTTTATGATCATTAAATGTCTTAACATTAATATCATTGATACTAATTGCTAATTTTATTTTACCACCACATACACTTGGTTCATCATTATCATCTTGGACAGTATTATTGCAAGTATAAGACATTTTAATTTCTTCACCAACCGATTTTGATCTTAAATGAAGCATTAAAAATTCAACATCTGGTACTGATAAATTATCAATATCAACTTCACCGAAAGTACAATCAGACATAATTTCATCCAATGCTAAAACTACTTGGTTTTTATCTCCAATTTCCATTGCTTGTAATAACATTTTTTGTTCACGTATTAAAAATGGTCTTGCTTTAATTTCCATTTTTGATACAGGTAATGTTAGTGTAAATTTTGGTACTTTAATTGTTGGTAATGCCATTATATTTTTCCTTTTATTGTCATATTATTTATGCTAATGTTAATGTTTCCCAATACCAATAGGTAAAGGTAACTGATTGTATCATTGTTTCGTTTGTCATAGAATACCCCATACCCACTTCACCAATAGATAAAGGCCATGCTTCCCATAATCTAATTTTATAGTCAGGTTTGCCCGTTTCGTGGTTTAAATGGGAAATTATAATACTACCACTAAAATCATCATGGAAATGAATCATATCGGTATCAGGTTCAATTACTTGTTTCTGCCATGCTTCAAACCATTTACGTTCCGGAAAACCAATTTGGCTTATGAAACTGAATGTAATTGGCTGAAATTCGTTTTCTAGGGGCAGTTTTGGTGAATAGTAATGATTATTTGTGTATGATTTAATATTTCTTCCAGGCAACTGAGCAACATTACACATTATTGAAATACTTGGATCATCCCGTTTACCATTTGCAGGATTACTAAATTCAACGGTATATCTATTTGGGGAAGCTAAACCTTCTTTTACATTACTGATAAATCTATCAACACCCATTTGAGAACTTGACATTTAAACCTTACTCCTACTATCAGCCCAAACTGTACGTTTGTTTTCTTTCTGAAATTGTTCTACTGGTAACATTACTGCATTTTCCCATTCTTCGGATCTAATATGAGCAAAATTACTCCTAACATGACTAAATAAATAACGTTTTATTGTTGGTTTAACAAGATTTGATTTTGAAAACCCTTTAAGATAATCGTATGATATTTTAAAATAATCATCTGGTCTACCATTATGAGCAGTATGTGTTTTAATTGATAGCAAAGCATCTAATAAAGTTGCTCTTAATATTGGGGGCAAGTAATGAAAGTTTATACCTAACATACCACCCTTTTTATAATTGATAGGAATAACACACGGAAACGTATCATAATATGGTAGTGTCTTTGCATGTTTTGGAGCATAGGTATAGAAATACAACATACCTATCAATGGATATCCTGTTTTAGATATTGCTTTTCTAAATTCAATATCCTGTCCTTTTAAATTACTTGGAACCCAATTTTTAGGATCTTTTGATTTAGTATCAGCATCTTTGCCACCACCACCTAAATTCTTTTTCAACCAATTAATTGATTTTTTGGATGCCTTTTTTAGTTCAGAAGCAGTCATGTTTTTGAACTTATTTGTTAATTTTTTTAAATTTTTTATAAATGCCATTAATTGTATATCTCATTTTCCGTCATTAATCGAAAGTTATATCCTTGTTTTTTACACCACATTTCTGCTGAATTCCATTTATCTTGATTTTTTCTATATGTTAAACATTCAGTGATATAACGTCTTTTTGAATTTTTACCACCACCCTTTTTAGGTGGTTGTGTTTGTTTGAATGGTTTAATTTCGACCATATCAACTACAATATTACCATCTTTGTTTTTGTATTTCACAATTAAATCCGGAAAATATCTGCGAGTTTTATTATCAATCGTACTAAAATATGGAATTGGTAATATCTCACTACCCCATTTTAATACATTTGGGTTTATATCTAATCGTAAAAAAACTTTCTTTTCCCATCCGGAACGATAAATAACATTTTTCACATCCCCCACATATTTATCTTTATTCTTTACTACATATTTCCCTTGATGAAACTTTCCCATATTAATTAAACCTAAATAGTATTAAACATATTTATAAGGAAAGATTTATGAGTTTATTAATGTATCCACACGATATAATGAAATATTTAACGTGGGGTGCTACAGCAATCATTTTTCAATTTTATGATAGAAAAAATTCAAAAACATCAACTCCATTTAAAAATGAATTTGGTGATGGTATTTATATGCCTGTACCAAAAGATTTAAATAACCCAATGAATATATCATGGGAGCAAGCATCAATGGGCGGTATAGGTGCTGAAATGGCAGGTGCAACTACTGATGGTGTTTCAATTCAAAGTATTTTTGAAAAAGCTGGAATGAATTTAGCATCAATGGCACACGTTGATCAAGGTAAAGCAGAAGCAGTAAGGGGTCAACTTACTAGGGAAATTGCTAACCCATATATGGTAATGAATTTCAAATCTATTGGATTTAGACAATTTGCAATGGAATTTAGATTCACACCACATAATGTTGAAGAATGTAAAACAATTGATAATATTGTAAAATTATTTCGAGCAGTTGCTTTACCATTTCAAAACAGCAAAAATAGTCCAAGAATCGGATATCCTGGGGAAATGGAAATCAGTTATTTAAATCTTAAAGGTGGAATGGATTGGATGCCAAAATTCAAACGTTCTGTTATTACAGATGTTCAAGTCAGTTATAGTGGTCAGGGTCATTTTGCTACATTAGAGAATGGATTTCCTGCTGAAACTGTATTAAATATTAAATTTACTGAAAATGAATTGGTTTTTCGTGGCGATATTAAAACAGGTGTAAGTTTCTAATGGCATATTTTAAATATTTTGAAAACGTAAAATATAATGGTGTTGATACTGTTAATATAATGAATTCTGTATTAGCAAGATATAAACCATTCAAAGGATCATCATTATATTATTACTACACTTTATTGGATGGTGAAAAAGCAGAAGATGTGTCATATAAGGTATATGGTTATTCTAAATTTACTTGGATTCTTTTTGCTATTAATAATATTGTAGATCCGTATCATGATTGGATGTTAGGATCACAAGAATTAGAATCATTTATGGAAAGTAAATATGGGGATCAATTATATGGTGTTCATCATTTTATTAATGTCGATAATGGTGGAAAAAGAGAAGATGGATATAATTCTGATAAATGGCAAGCTAGGATAGATGCTGATGAAGAATTACCATTATACATACAACCCATTTCAAATCGTGATTATGAAATAACTTTAAATGATGAAAAACGTAATATAAAAGTTATTTCAGATGTATATATTGATAAAATTCAATTAGAATTTGAAAATTTAATGAACGTTGAGAGAGTGCAGTAATGTCAGTATTTAGAAATCATGTTAAGCCATTTGATTTTCATAGTTATACAGTTAGTATAGATGGTTCAGATGTATCAAATTTAATTAGTGCATTTGATGTTTTTCAAGATATATTTTCTCCAACATGGACTGCCAACCTTGTAATAATAGATAGTATTAACATTCAAATAAATCAAAATGTTAATGTTGGTAGTAAAGTTAATATTAAAATTGAAACTGATGGTGGAAAACCCTGTGATGGTATTCAGGGAAAAACGTTTAATTTTATTATACATTCCATATCAGATAAAATATTATTTAAAAAAGAAACATATGGATATAATATTAAACTTGTAAATGAAGCACAAATTACAGATTTTAAAAAACGTGTATCAAAATCATTTAAAAAGAAAAAAGCTGAACAAATAGTAAAAAATGTTATTGAAGAAGAAATGAAGGGGTCAGTTGAAACGGATTCAACAGAAGGTAAATATGATATAATTATTCCAAATTTATCACCAATATCAACTGTTAATTTTGTATCTAAATTTGCTAAAAAACAAAACAAAGAAGCAGACTTTATCTTTTTCCAGACAGATGAAAACAAATATAAATATAAATCTTTTGATAGTATGTATACTGATGGTATTGGTGGGGACTTTAAGTTAATTCATAAAGAAGCTAATTATAATGAAAGTATTGGTAAAGAAAATGAAGATTCATTTCAAAAAATACAAAAATATGCATTTGTATCACAATTAGATGGATTGAGAAATCTTGCCAGTGGATTTTTTGGTAGTAAAACAATTGCTCATGATATTATCAATAAAAAAATTGTTGAAGAAGAATATAAATATGGTCAATTTAGTCCTTCCGATAAATCAAGTAAACCATATAAGGGATCGGTATTTAATGATACCGGAAATTCTGCAATATCATATATGACACTTCATGAAGATATGACTTCATCCAAATCATTTCATGATGATTATAAAAATTGGGAAGGGTCAAGACGTTCAAGTATACTTAAACTTGATACCAATAGATTAATTGTTGAAATTCCTGGAGGTGTGTGTTGGTGGCAAACATTAGGTAAAATGATACAAGTTGAATTACCTGCACAAGAAAGCGATAATGATTTAGATAAATATTACACGGGTCAATATGTTGTAATGGCTATAAAACATTCCATTACAGGTAATGAATATTCTATTACAATGGAACTTGGTAAGAAACGTTTAAATCAATCTATATAATTTAAAGAAATTAGGATATAAATAAAAATATGGATATTAATAAACAGACAGCATTTTCATTTAGTATGGGTACATTTACTTGGTTTACAGGTGTTGTGGAAGATCGAATTGATCCAAAAAAATTAGGACGTTTAAAAGTTCGTTGTTTTGGATTTCATACAGAAAATACAACAGATATACCATCTGAGGATTTATTTTGGATGAATGTAATGATGCCAGCAAATAGTTCATCTATGAATGGTATTGGACAATCACCAACGGGAATAGTTGAAGGGACTTGGGTTGTAGGATTTTTCCGTGATGGTGAATATAAACAAGATGGTATCATCATGGGGACAATTGGTGGTATTCCGGAACAAATAGCTCAAAAAAATAAAGGATTTAATGATCCAAATGGTGAATATCCTAAACAAGATTTTATTAATGAACCCGATACTAATAGATTAGCAAGAGGTGAAAAAATATCTGAAACTATTGTTCAAGATAAAAAAGATAATAGACAATCTGATGTTCAAACAGCTTTAGATAGAGGGACATGGCGTGAACCACCCGTTCCTGATAGTAGAAAATATCCATATAATCATGTAAAGGAAACAGAATCCGGACATGTTGAAGAATTTGATGATACAGAAGGACATGAACGTTATCATAGATATCATAAAGCAGGCACGTTTGTTGAAGTTCATGCTGATGGTACGGAAGTAAGACACATTAAAAATGATAAATATGAAGTTATTTTTGGTGATGATAATATACATGTTAAAGGTGAATGTAATATCACAATTGAAGGTAATGCTAACATTCTAGTTAATGGTGATTCAAATATAGAAACAAAAGGTGATCATAATGAAAAAATTGGAGGGGATATGAGTATAAGCGTTGGTGGTGTTTATAATATGAGAGCAGGAAACCATTGTTTCATCAAGGCTCCAAGAATAGATTTAAATGGTGGATCTCCAGGGATGAATTTCTAATGTCAATTAATACACTATATACTATAGCAGATTATTCTATACAATCAAATATGGTTGAAGATAGCATTTTATTTAAATATAATTCACCAAGTTTGAACTTTGCTACTGGTGCTCCATCATATATAATGAAGGATTTATCAAGACAATTTAATGAGGGTTTTTCATTTTGGTTTTATACATCAAATGTTACAACATTTACAATTAAAATTTTATTGGGGTGTGATGATTTGGGTAATGGTTATGCTATTGAACTATCACAATACAACATCAAATTGATTACTATATCAACATTTGTAGAAAGTGCAGTTATTTTAGATCAATATATATATCCTTGGTTATTAAATTCACATTGGCATAATATGAAATTATTAATTTCTAATGGTAAAATTGAATTTTTTATTAATGATGGATCGATTTTACAATACAATGAATTTGTGAAAGTTGGGGATCATTTCGGTTATCATAATAATAATTCACCCGTAACCATGTATATCTCAGATACAATTTGGTACGATGATCAAATTGTGTGGGGTAATGTGAATGTGAATGGAGCAAACAATCAAGATGGTTTTGTATTATTATATAAACAAATTGATTTAATATTACATCAAAGCACAATAACAGATATTAATGGAAATTGGATGATGTTAATGGAAGAAGATCCAGTTGAACAAAATAAACACGTTTTGGTCGGTGGTATCACATCTGATGATAATCTACAACCAAAAGGGATCAGTTCTGTTACATTATAAATAATGATATAATAACTATTTGGACTTTTATAAATGAATTTAAAATCAGTAATCAGCTTGTTAAATCCTATCTCATTTTGGAGAATGGATAAATATGGTGGTGATAATATATATGATGATTATGGTAATAACACACTAATCAATCACAATGCTATTCTTGGTGAAGATGGATCAACCAATTCAAATCTTGGGGATAAATCCATTAATTTGCGTGGTGGTTATCTTGATCATACCGATACAGGATTTCTTAATGATTTAGTTTCTAATCAATTATTGCACATATCATTTAATTTCAAATGTCCAGAACAAATTGTTGGTATCAAACCAATTGTATCTAAATGGTTTCCAGAAAATCAATGGTTCTTAGGATTTGAAAATGGTATTTTAGTTGGTAAAATTCAAACAGATTTTGGATTAGTTGAAGTTCAAATTGATAATGAATATGTGTTATATAATAATCGTTGGAATCATTGTTCATTTATGATATATGATGATGAAATTAGAATTGATGTAAATGGTGATTCACAATATATTTCCGGTGTAACCGTTAAAAATATTACTAATGTTCCTGTAATTGGTATCAATTCACCATTCTTAATAGGTGGTAAAGATTCATATACCATGACACAAGATTTTTATATTAATGATTTAGCTATTACTCAAAAATCAACAAAAACATTAAATTTTGATATTAAACCATTATATGTTTTAACCCGTGATGTTGAAGAAAGATTTTTAGATTTAGCACCAGATTATTATTTTAATGTTGCTGAATCTTTTGAACGCAATGAAGGTAGCACTATTAGAAATAAAGGTACACTTGGAAATCAAATTTATGGTTATTTGGCTGGTGCTGATCTTGAAAATTTTTCACTTGTCGAAGATGTACATGAAAGTGGCGAAAAAAAGGTATTGTTTCCTGAAAATGGTCGGTTTGTTATATCTGATATATTAGAATTAAATCTTATTGGGGATGAATCAACCAATGTAATATTTGATTACAATATGCCACAATTATCAAGTAGCTATAGATCAGATGTAAATTGGTATCCATTTAAATTCAGTAATCATGATCCTCTTGATTCATGGAGATTTAGGCGTAGACATTATTTCGATGTATATTCTTCTATAGATTGGAAGTTCAGAATATATACATATACAAATAATGAAGTTGGTACAAGTTTACAAACTAGTTATATTGAATATAATGCATATAATCCTGCTGAATTGTCTACTTTTTATAACCAAAATGGTATTTTTTGGGAAAAATGTGGAAGAACCGGATTACAACAGTATAAACTTAAACAAAACACAACGGAAGAAACATTTAGACATACAATAAATTATGCTGTAATGTCAGCGTCATATACACCACCAATTGATCAAACATTTTCACAAAATTATTTTTTTAGTGTTCTTACGATGCCAAAAAGTACCGCAATGAGTTTGGGTAAAATTGCATTAATTAAACGCAAATTATCTTCCTATGAAGTTGCTCAATTAAAAGCACCAGAATCACATATCTTATATAGTTTATTACAAAATTATGGAGTTTTATATGGATGGTTAAGTTGTGTAATTAATGAAAATGATATGAGAAGATTATACAATCATGATGCTATGCGTTTTGATTATTATGCTAGTAATATGGAATTTTTCAAACACAATGATCCAAATACAAATAGATTAAATAAATGGAATACAACATATCGTGGTCAGGTTGGTACAAGTGCATCTTTACAATCATACCGTAGTACAATGTTAGATACAAGAAATTTTATATGGAATTTCTTTGCAGAATCAATAACAACAGATGCACCATATATTTTAATGTCATATAGATATTATACTGGATCACAAGATAGATATTTATCATTTTTCGCTAATTCATTAAATGGGGAATATTCTCCTGGAAATGTTGAAGTACGATTTGAAAATACATTTAATGGTTCATTTTCAACAACTACACCTAAATTAAATTTAGGTGGATATCATATGATCACATTAACACGTAATGAAGATTATTATGAATTGTATATTGATGGTATATTGGAATCATATTATTCAACTGGTTATACACATAAAATTGATGGTACTACATCTGAATTTGCAGTTAATTTTGAAGATACTCATTATATAAATGATATTTGTATAATGAGTGGATTCGCTGATGGTACGGGTCTTGATCCGGATCAATTTAAACCAATGATTGAATTTATGTTTCAGGGTTATCATCATAAAATAACAGGCACATCATATTTACAGGGTGTACCAATACAAAGCAATCTTCACACAATTGAATCGGATTCGTTGGCAAAAATTCAAACAAACTTAACTGATACAAGTGGTAATTTTTCATTTAATCTACCCAAATCTGCCAATTCAACTGGAAAATATTTATTATCATTACCTATTGATGAAAATGCTACATCAAATGTTGTGGTTCATGGTCCGTATCAAACATCTGTTACCTATGATCAAATCTCAGAAGAACCGTTAGTTGGTGAAGAAGTTTATGATATGACGTTAGATTTTGAACCATTAATATTTTATCCAACGAATGAAACAGTATTACCTATTTTGGATAATTCTGGTAATAGTCATGATGCTACTGGATTTGTTGGTTCAGATTATATACTTGATGAACTTGCTTTTGAAGATCAATCATCATCTATAAATTTACATTCAAATACAACATATTTGGTAATTCCTTCAACCGGATTACTTACCGATATTTCAACCGGATTAACTGTAAATCTTTGGGTTAAGAAAAACATATCACAAGTTAATACACCATTATTCCATTTTGGTTCAACTGGTGGAAATCCAAATGATGTAATTACAGTATTCCAATTTGAAACTGATAACACATGGAGATTTGAAGTTGGTGATAGTGTTCTAAGAACGGTAACTGGTGGTTTAACAGTTGGTTCATGGACAATGATCACATTAAGAATTAATCCTGATAACACATATGACTTTTTCATTGGTGGTAAAGTATTCAGCCATGATGTTTGTGGTGCTTCTGCTGTTGTTGATCGTGTTGATAGTAGAATAGGATATGCATATAATGGTGCAAATGTTTATAACGATGATGCTAATATATCACATTTTTCTATATTTGAATATTCTGTTCCAAATGAAGAACTTGAAAAAATGGCTAACAAAGGTAAGGGTCATAATTCAAATACATTAAAATCTGCTATTATGTATGATGATCCAATGGCATATTATACACTTGATTTAAGAAAACAGTTAATTGAAGAAATTTCAAATTATGATTTAACTGTTAATGGTTCTGTTGATTATAATAAAAACTCTGCTATTATCAATAGGGATGTTGTCGGTAATAACTATATGTTTAATACTGAATATAAACTATTGCCTGTTGATAATGGTGGTTCTGTTGAATTTGGGTTTAAAACTACCGGAAATCATACACAATCAGTATTACTTTCCGAGTGGAATGATACTATTGGTGAAGGTTCTTATAAATTCCAACTTGAAGCAGGGAACATATTAAAGTGTTATGTTTTAGATGATTCATATTATATGGAAAGTTCAGCATTAAATCAAAATGAATGGCATTTGGTTATATTAACAATTGTGAATGGAAATATTTTCAATTTATATGTTGATAATGTATTACAAGGTTCACTTACATTAGATCCGTTAATACCTGTTGTTGATTATGATATTGCTAATAATGCTTTAATACCATTAGCATATTATCGTTTAGGTGAAAAGGATAATTTAATTGATGAAACTGGAAATTATGATGGTACATATTTAGATAATGCACTATTAGGTGAAACTGGATTATTGTATAATAGAACAGATAATAAATCAATTTACTTTGATGGTGTCGATGATGCTATACAATTAAATAATTTATTAGCAGAATTACAAACTCATGGAACTGGTTCAATTTCATATTTAACTAAATTTCCTAGTGGGGGAAGTGGTTATCTTAGTTTATCAAATTCTACTAATTCACCAAGAAATTATATTCAATTTGCGGTAGGCGAAACTGGTGTATTATTTGCTATCAAAATTGATAATGCTTCAAATGGTGTTAATAGTTTTGCAATTCAAACAACTGGTGCATTATCAATAGATACAAATTACCATATTGTATTTGTTCAAGATGCTACTGATGGTTGTTTAATTTACATTAATGGTGTTTTAACTCCAACTACAATTTTAAATGGTACACCAAATAGTAAATGGTGGAGTTCATTACCAAATGCTGATTCAATGAGATTAAATTCCATTATTGAAGGTACGGGGGCAACTTTTAGAGAATCTACTATTGATCAATTAACATTTTATTCAACTAATTTAACTCAGCAAAATGTTACTGATTTATATGATTCAAGTTCTACTGCAAGTCAAGTATATGAAACGGTTGTTAATAGTTTATCACCATTAGCATATTATCGTATGAATGATAATCCAACAATAATGTCTGATGAAGGTGGTAATTATGATGGTGATTATTTAAATTCACCAGCTTTGGGTACAACTGGATTATTAACAAATGATTTAAATACTTCTGTATTCTATGATGGTGTTGATGAATATTCAAGTTTAACTACACCATTTATTACTGAATTAAAAACTAAATTGGTTGGTAGTGTTTCATTTTTAGCAACATTCCCTTCAAGTGGTGAAGTTGGAATATATTTTACTGATAGTGCATCAAATGATCAAGATTTTGTATTAACAATAAATGAAACTAATGCTAAATTCACATTCAAATTGGATGGGGCAAGTGCAGGTGTTGATAACTTTACAAGATCAACTGATAGAACATTTACTGCTAATACAACTTATCATATAGTATTTGTTCAAGATGATACAGAAGGGGTGTTGATTTATATTGATGGAGTATTAACCGCAACTTCAAATACATTTGGTACTGCTTCAAATAGATGGTTTAATAGTGCAACTGGAATTAATACAGGTAATATTAATTTTTATGAAAGACTTTCACCAATTTATTATTCTGGAACTATGGATGAATTATCTTTTTATGATGATAGATTAACACAAGAGGAAATAACAGAATTATATAAATCAAGTAAAAATCTTGCTGGTGGTCAAGGTACACCCGTATATGGTTTAGATAGAATGACAATTGGTTCTGATAGTCAAGGTAATGTATTGGGTCAAATAGCTTCACCAACATGGGTTGATGATATTTGTTTTTATCACAAAGCATTATCGCAGGTAAGAAGGGATTACCATTATCAGTATTTTGTTAATAAGAAAGAAACATTAATTGGAGATTTATGATTTCTAATTAATATTTTCAATTAATATTGGATTATCTTTTTCGGCTTTTTTAATCAGTAAGTTTTGGATTAATTCCAAATTACTGATTTTTATTTGAATTATATGAATTTCTTTGTTCATTTTATCAATATCAATATCCATATCAGTAATTTGTTTTATATATGTTTCACCTTTACTCTGAACGTGGCTAATTGTATCTACGTTATTATATAGTGTTCCTACCCATGCTAATATTGATAATAATAATATTGGTATTATTATTTTTAACCAATCATTCATATTTTTCTCCTAAATAAGTATTTATAAAACCGAGACTTTTCATAAGTCATTGATTTATAAGGATATTCTTATTATGCTCTAAGTCATTGATTTATAACGAAAATGTACTTTTATTTGACGTTTAAATGACCATTTAATATACTTAGTAAGGGGTTGGTTAGGGGTAATAAATAATGGTATTTAAAACATCAAATAAACATTGACATAGTTATCATAAGTATGTTATACTGATATGAAATAGGATAAAATATGAATAAATTAAGGATAATGTCGGATATACATTTAGAGTTTTCAAATGGGAAATTTGAATTACCTGTTATGTCTGATGAAAAAGAACAAATTTGTGTAATTGCGGGGGATTTAGCACCAATTACAAAGGGTTATGGAAAAGCATTTGTATATGAAATGTGTTCAAGATTTAAATCGGTTGTTATGGTTGCAGGGAATCATGAATATTATAATCATGGATCTATAATTCGTGATATTGGTTATTTTAATGAAATTGATGTAGATTATGAAAATTTCCATTTTTTAAATAATGATATGGTTATTATAGATGATACAATATTTTTAGGTTGTACATTATGGACAAATTTACTTGACCATGATCCACAAGTAATGTCAAATGCACAATATGGAATGAATGATTTCAATCACATATTATATAATGATAAAACTTTTAGTATTGCCAATTGGTTAGCTGAAAATGAGAAATCAAGAGAATTTTTATGGGATATGTTGGAAGAATATAAAGATGATGGTCGTGAAATTGTTGTTATTACTCACCACTTACCATCCGAAACCTCTATAACAGACCAATTCTACTATACACGGGGAGAAAATCACAAATATGCCTATTGCTCTAATGATATGGATGAATGGCTAAAACGTACTAATTTGTGGATTCATGGGCATGTTCATAACTCAGTTGATTATGTTATACACGGATGTAGGGTTGTTTCAAATCCAAGAGGTTATCAGAACTATGAAGATAATATCAATTTTGATAAAGAATTAATCATTGAGGTATAAAATTAAATCCAATTTCTTTAAAGGTTTTACCTGATGGTGATTCTTTTAAAGATTGGAGATATTTAGAATGTGATATATTTTTCTTATTAATAATTTTGTTTGAATTTTTACACCATAATTTCATGCTACCAGATGATATATTTATTGGGTTTTCGGATGATTCAAATTTACCCCAGGGGGTAATATAATATCCTTTAAAATGGTGGTTCTTTATACCTAATTGAGAATTTTTCATTTTCTTCACTATGTTTTTTACCAATATGAGATAATGATATTTTATTTTTAGTATCATTCGACATATTAAGTTTAATTTCACTATATAATTTTGAATTGATGTATCTTTTATGTTTTTTATTTGGTATATTCATTAAATGAAATGCAAATGACATTTTGGATTTATATTTACCTATGGTAAATTTTGTTAGTAAATAATGACATAGATAATGTTCTCTTGCTGTCAATAGAACTAAATTGGTAGGATCATTAGAACCATTAAATGATTTTGGTTTAATGTGATGATTTTCATAATAAATTTCACCAATATATCTATTTTGGGATATAGCATTGGTTATTATAGAATGATACAATGTGTTATATTTATTAAAAACATAAATAGATTCAGTCATTTTAACTCCAATTAGTTATATGTGATTAAGGTGGTTTGAATTGTCGAGATTCATTCCATCTGATACTATTTATACAATGAGGATTTATTATACAATGAGCAATTTAACTGATCACCAATATGAGGTTTTCAATCGAATTACTACTGATATCCAAAAGGGTATCAATGGGGATTCTAATTTTACTTTAATTGCATTAAATGGTTATGCAGGTGTCGGTAAAACATATTTACTATCTGAAATTATTAAATATTTTAATAATCAATATATACAAACAGTAACAGCACCAACACACAAAGCTGTAAAGGTTATTGTTGATACTTTAACAGAAAACAATTGCCCCAAAATTGATAGTCGCACCATTCACTCATTTTTGAAATTGAAATTAGAAGATGATCATGATAGTGGTAAACAAAAACTATCAAAGAATTTATGGGGTGATGATGGTGATGAAAATATTGATATTTTATATTGTGATGAAAGTTCAATGGTTTCAAATGAACTTTTAGAATATGCTGTTGAAAAGATTGAACAGGGTACTTTAAAAGTTATTGTAATGATTGGTGATATTTTTCAACTTAAACCCGTTGATGATAATACCACATCTGAATTTATTAAGATGGAACAGGAATATAGATTAACTGAAATTGTAAGACAATCACTTGATAATCCTATTATTGCTACCTCTCAAATCATTAAAGAATATATTGAAAATGAAGTTTATCCACCAATTGATGCTGATTTATTCAGTAAATTAACTGTTGTGTCCGGTAGAAAAGAATTCATGACCAAATATTTTGATGATGATACCGATAAAAAGATTGGTACATATACTAATGATATGGTTCAGCGTTATAATGATTATGTCCGGAATCTAACTAAAAATAAGCCAAAAGATTGTTTAATGGTTGGGGATTTTCTTGAATTTCAAGATACTATGTTCAAAGGTAAGAAATTAATTCATCTTAATTCAGAAACGGTAGAAGTTGCCAGTTGCACAAAGATGTATGATAATTATTATAATATGTCATATTGGAATGTGATTGATACTGAACACGTTGCTTTTCCTGTATTGGATTTTGAAGATCAACCAGAATTTAAAAAACGTTTGGATAAAATGGCTAAACTTGCCAGTTCAACTAAAGATGTTAATGAACGTAAACAAAAATGGGGTCAATATTTCGCTCTTAAAAACAAATATGCCAATGTGAGATATCATTACTGTTCTACATTACATAGATTACAAGGATCTACTGTTGATAATATCTATCTTGATTTATCTGATTTGAATAACCCTTGGTATGATATGGATACTGTTTACAGATTGATTTATGTTGGTATCACCAGAGCAAGAAATGAGGCAATTATATTATTATGAAATTAGATACAAATTTCTCACATATTAAAGTTTGTCCTGAAACTGAAATTGAATTAACAAATAATCAGGTGTGTTATAGAGGTGGTATATGTCCGAAATGTGGACATACAGATCGTGGTACATTTACACACTATAAAATTATAGTTGGAAAGTGGAATAGACCATCATTATTTGAACGTTGGTTTCAAGGTAAAGAACTTGAATTTATTCCCAAAGAACAGGATTATATCCCATTTTGAAAATATTAGGATGGATTGTATTTTGGTGTATATTTTTATACCTTGCTTATAATGCTTATATTGGTATATTTTTTGCATTAGCTATGATGGTAGGATAATTATGTTAAGTGATTGGTTAAGTAAAAAAGAAAATGAAGAATTACAAATCATTATTGAAGATAATCGGGCTGATGTAAATTCCTATTATCATAAAAATTACATACGAAAATTCCTTGGAGACTTGGTGAATTTTATCATTCAGAAAGTAAAGAAGATGATTTTATTCGTAGAGCAGTTGATATCAAACAAACAAAAGAAAGTCCAGAATTGGTTAAACATTATCAAGATGAAAATAAAATATCAAAAGAAAGACCCGAAAAATGCGATATGATAACAAGTGCTCCGTGTACATGGAGTAAAACACATTGGTCTAATGACCGATGTGATAAATGTGGTATTGTTTTTCCAGAGTGGAATTAAATGAAAACAATTGATAAATTATTAATAAGATATGAAGCAGAATCTTACTATTTTGAAGATGATGTTGATTTGATTATGGAAAAAATTGCAAAAAAGTATGGTGATCGGGGACGGAAAGAGATCATTGTAAAAATTATTAATGATGTAAAAAGTCGAGAAAAATATGTCTGAACAAGCATGTAGACCACTAGATAAAGAACTATTAAAAAAATTAATAGAATTTTATAGTTATGTTGATGATAAACAAGAATTAATGACAATCATGATGCGAAAAACAAGAGGTCATGTTAATCCAAAATTGATTGAATCTCTTATAACAGAAATGATGGATAAATAACATGGTAATTGATATTAATAAATTCACCTTTTTTATTATTCAAAGAAATCTTAGAAAGGGTGAACAGAAAACCCAATTACATGAATGGTTTGCGTGGTATCCTGTTAAAATTGAATATCAAAGATGGGTTTGGTTGGAAATGGTTTTTAGAAAATATAAGTCAAATGATTCTGATATTGATATATTCACAAAGAGATATTGTGAACCAAAATATTGGGAGTATAATTATATGAATAAACAAAGGGATGATAATGATTAACCAAGCACAAAAGATACAAAATGAAATAATTACATTACAACGAAAATTGGAACAACTTCAAGAAAATTGTCAACATCCAAATTTGGAAGATGATGATAATGTGAGTGATGATCTATTTGCTGATCCATTTGCTCATGATGGTGTTGGTTTCTCAGGATTAGTAGAATATACATGTCCTGATTGTTTAGCGATAATTGTAAAATAAGGAAAAATAATGAATATTGATAAATTGAATGATCTTGAAGCTGAATACAAGGCAACCGAAGTATTCATTTATGATTTGAATGAACAATTAAATGAATTGATGGATGTTGATGATGAATATTTGGCAATATCTGTAAATTTGGCATGGTATGAAGGTAGGCAAGATTTAATTGCCGATATATTGGAATATGAAAACTAGAACCATCATTTTACTTTCAGTTTTAAGTGTATTGAATCTTTTCGATTTTGCGATAACATCAATCATATTAGAAAGATATGGTTTTGAAGCTGAATTTAATATTATTCAACAATGGCTCTTAATACAATTTAATAGCATTTGGGTGATTTTTGTTTTTAAAGTGTTGGCATTATTTGGAATAATTTTAGCATCAAAAAACACTATTGGTATATTTGCACATAAAAATGTAATGGATTTAATTTTATTCTTAATTAATATTTTTTATTTTGGTGTAGTATGTTGGGGTTTTTATTTAGTGATGTATAATATATGAGTGAATCATTAGTAGAATATTTTGGTGATATGTATAATTGGAAAGTTGATGATATGAGATTAGCATTAGAATGTTCTGATATTAAAAAAGATGAATATATACCGAATTATCCAACATATACATTTTCGGATGATTCATATATAATGTTTCATGGAAAGGATTACACAATATCTTATGTTAAGTGAACAAGAAAAGAAGGATTTATTGAAACGTGCAAAAGATGTTATTTTATCGGAAGAACATTTGGACAAACTCAATGAAAGATAATGAAGATTTTGAACGTATCGCAAAAGGTCAACAATTGAGTTATAAGGAATAAAATAATGGCGAGTAAAGTACAAGAGTTAGCAACATTGAAAGTAATTACACCACCAAAATTTCTTCCACATTCTATTCAATTAGAAGTCATTATGGGGTCAGTTGCTTATGGTGTTTCAAATGATACATCTGATGTTGATGTGTATGGTTTTTGTATTCCAGACAGATCGGAATTATTTCCCCATACAATAGGGCAAATTCAAGGTTTTGGCAATCAAATCAAACGGTTTGAGCAATACCAACAACATCATATTATGCATCCCAATAAGCCAATTGAATACGATTTCACCATTTATTCAATTGTGAAATATTTTCAATTATGTATGGAAAACAATCCAAATATGATTGATTCATTATTTGTACCAAGACGGTGTATTTTATACTCTACTCAAGTCGGGGAAATGGTACGTGAAAGTCGTAAAATGTTTTTACATAAAGGGGCATGGCATAAATTTAAAGGATATGCTTATTCTCAATTACATAAAGCACGTAATTCAGTTCCGGAATTTGGTTCTACACGTAGAGCAGATTGGGAAAAACATGGCTATTCGACAAAATTTGGTTATCATGTCGTTCGATTGATTGATGAAGTTGAACAAATTTTAACTGAACATGATTTGGATTTAACACAAAATCGTGAACAATTAAAAGCTATTCGTAGAGGCGAATGGTCATTGGATAAATTGACTGAATATTTTGAAAATAAAGAAAAGAAATTGGAAGATTTATATATTTCAAGTAAACTTCAACATAAGCCTGATCAAAATGCAATTAAAACATTATTGTTAAATTGTATTGAACATCATTATGGTTCATTGGATGGGTGTATTAATGCCAGTGATGATAAAGGTACTGAGGCGGTACGAAAATTAAATCAAATTTCATTGATTATAAATGGATAATATGTTATGATTACAGATATTGAACGATTACATGAAGTAGTTGAACAACGAAATAAAAGTATATGGAAACAGAGAACAGGTAAAACCTTTTCCAAATGTCATGATGTGGCAGGAATGATTGAACTTGATTTATTTGAGATCGTCATTGTTTTTATAACTCAATATTCTGATATAGATTATATCTTTCCTATGTTAAATGTAGTATTTCAAGATCATGAATTAGAATTAATTCGTGTTGATAGATATACATTAAGATCGAATGAATGTATAATTAAGTTTTTTACAGACAAAGATCGATATAAAACAGATTGTGAATGTGGTGTTGTTGAAATGTATCACTGGAATTAATTATGATAGATTATATAGATGATAAATGGGTTGAAGAATTAAGTAAAAATGATTTACATATTCCCCTATATCAAAAGATTATCAAATTGCAAGAAGAAGTTGGTGAATTATCACAAGAATATTTAGCTTATATTGATTCATCAAATCAATCTAAAAGTGCAACGGGTAGCATAATGGGTGTAATTGAAGAATTATGTGATACCACTAATGTTTCGATGGATATTATAAATTACTTAACTTATGAAGATGAAGAATTACAAATATTAACAAAAATAATGTTTGCTAAAAAACTAAAAAAATGGAAAGATAAACAACATGATTAATATCTTAGATCAATATCTACATCCACATAGACATTATCATACAATTGAACATATTGCCAAAATGGTTAGAAATTCAATTGTATATGATTTGGATGAAGTCGATAGAATGAAATTGAAGTATGGTATCTATTATCATGATTTCATTTATAATCCAATGTCGGATACAAATGAAGCAGATTCAGTTACAGCCTTTATGGATGATTTAATGAATAATCGGATCAATCTTGAAGGTATTATGAAACCTGCTGAATTGGGGGCAAGTGTAATGCTTATGATCCAAGATACTTATGATCATATTCCGAGAACACCATTAAGTAAATTATTAATTGATTTGGATTTATGGGAACTTGCTGATCCTGAACAATATATCAAAAATAGTAAATTAATTAGATTGGAATATCCATTAGTACATGATGTTGATTTTTATAAAGGTCGGGTTAATTGGATTACTGAAATGTTAAATAAAGATCAGATCTATTATACAAATTATTGTATGATGGAAGATTTTGAGAAAAAGGCAAGAGCCAATTTAAGTAATGAATTAATGGAATTAACAAATCCAATGTGGTATTTACCATAATGGAAGCAATTGTAGCATGTCCACATTGTAAAGATAAACCATCATTAACACAACATATAAAGGATGATCCACAATGGCAAATGCGGTGTGATAATTGTGGGTATATCCTTTACAGAACAACAGCAGAAGATGCAATTTCAGAATGGAATAGATATATCAAAGTATTATCAAAGATAATCATAAAAAAAGAATACAGTGGAGAAAGCATACCTGATATTGAAGAAGATATATATTGTGCTATACTTGAATCAGATATATCAATTGTTGAAGAAGGTACTTTTGAATTATTATTAACATGGAAAAGGAAAAAGGGAAATGAATGAAACTTTATTAAATACAAAAAACATACATAAATTGATTAAATATTGGAGAAAGGAAAAAGAAAATGCTGACGGGCCTTCTGATAGATTAATTGCATCTTGCTATATTGATGCTTTTCAAACTGTATTAAATAATCATGGTTTATCACAATTGCCATTACCAAAGGAAAAATGATGGAAGATTTCAAAGATTGGATTGATAATGCTACATATTCTCAATTGCTTTATCGTTGGAGATTTGCTTCATTTGAAGATAAAATCTTTTCTGGTGAAATTGGTGATTATTATAGTAAAATCATGAAAGAAAAAAAGAAACAATTAGCTAATGATGAATTAGTTTCAGCCAGTAAAGAGGTTGGATGGGGTTAATATGTCAGATTTAGAAAAAATAAAAAGGATAGAATATATTATTAATATGGCAGAAGATTGGTGTAAAATTCAATTAATGTCACAAGATTTAATTATGTTATCTGCTATGAAAGATATTATGCGTATTGTGAGAAAATCATGACAGTTGAATTTATTCCAAAGAAAAAAGATTCTATTTGTTTGGGTGTTACAAATAAAACATGGTTTTGGTTATTAAATAATAGTGATATAGGGGAAATATTTAATTCTCAAAATACCAATGATCCTATAATTGCTGATAACAATCAGGCATTAACTTGTGTTAAAATAATGAAAACTATAAAATTACCTAAAAATTGGAGTAATGGAATAGATAATGAAAAAATGCGTTCATATTTTATTGAGTTTTTTGAAAGTTGTGGTGGGTTTACCACATATTAAAAGCACATAGAATAAAACAAGATATTGATAAATTATATGAAGAATTAAGACAACATCAAAAACGATGTAAGCATAATAAACGAATTTGTGTTAATAAGGGTGATACTGGTAATTGGTGTCCTTCTGATGATCTATATTGGAAAGAATGTTATTGCCCCACATGTTTAAAAAATTGGACGGAAGATCAATGATTGAAAGTATTAAACCATATAATTTGTGTAGTGGAAAACCAAAATTAAG